ATTGGACAGTGCAAACCAAATACGAAAGTTTGAACTCGTTAGAATTAACGACTTTAACACGTCGTGAATACAGTAAACAAATGCCCCGTGAGACCCTACCTAAGAAAGATGATGATGGAGTTGTTATTGATTATCTGGAAGAAGATCCGGAAGTTCCCACCCAGCGCTACTGCATTATCTCTTTCATTTCGCCCGAGAAGGTGGTAAAGCAGAAGGCCGAGTTCTACAACGAGAAGTTTATTGAGTGGATGGCGTACGATTGGAAGGTCAAGGGTCTTGAGCATCTGATGGCTTTTGTCGCCAAGAAGTATTCTCTCAAGGTCGATGATCTATTTAAGGACATGGAGGAGTTCAAGAAGGTGCACGAGGACGAGGTCCGGAAGACGGATGTCCACGAGCAGTACCAGGTCTTCCTCCTGAAGAAGGAGAAGGAGGTCGAGGCTCAGTTCAATGAGAAGGTAGACTTCCAGACGAATGTCCGTGGCGTCAAGCTCCGTCGTGTGTTCGCCAATCTGGAGGAGTGCCAGACGTACGCCAAGGTTCTCCAGCGCCGCTACCCCAACGACAACCTGTACATCGGCAAGGTCGGTGCGTGGCTGCCGTGGGATCCTTCTGAGAACATGATGCCCGAGGTCGAGTATGCCGAGAAGGAGCTCAATGAGATGATGCGCCGCTACAAGGAGAACGAGGTGAACCGCGAGATTTTCTTCGAGGAGGAGAAGGCTCAGCGCATCGAGCAGCAGAAGAAGGAGAATGCTGAGCGTCGTCGTAAGAATCTCGAAGATGCGAAGAAGGACGAGGGTGTGGCCGATACGTCGGACATTGGCCGTGCCATTGAGGATAACGTTCACCCTGCAGAGGGCGGTGCGCCCCGTGATCTTTGAGTCGTATAATACAATAGAATGGGGTGCCCGTACGCTTTCATATTCGGGAAACCACGGCAGGGAGCACACAGTACTCGTTTTCTAGGATTTGCAGTTGTTGACAGTATCGGAACAGTTTTGTTAGCGATACTGTTAGCTTATTTATTCAATACTGGATTCTGGATAACGCTGTTAGCTACATTCGTGACGGGGGAGATCTTGCATTACATTATGGGTGCCCAAACCCAGTTCTTAACTACATTGGGAATCAGTGTTTATCCTTGCCCTGCTGACTGACTTTTACCCAAGGATTTGAGCTCTTTTTTCTTAATGAGTCAGGACTGTACTCATCCTGAGATAACATCGCGCTAGAAAATGGCTTGTTGTCAGTCCACAGAGAATTATCGCATAAATGAAAGTTCGGGTGGTCAGATGCTTTATACCAAAACACCTGATCTTCCAGTTTATTGGACTGGACACCGTTGCAAATAACTAGGCACTCGAAATTTTCAGTGCACTGGTCCATGAACTGACAGAACATCTCAAACGTGGGAAACATACCGGCATAATTGTCGTATATACGACGGCGATTATTCACGATACTCTCTCGCAAAATAAACACGAAATCTACGTTCGTACGCAAATTAGGCGTAATACCTAGAGGATACTGCATAGTAATAATCGTCATCACATCAATGTGGCGGCCGTTCATGAAAATGTAGCGCGTAGACTCTTCCTTAATCCATGAAGCATCGTACAGACAGTCATCGAGAATGAGGAACGCACGAGGATCAGTGGACGAGTTTCCACCAGACCGTTTCTTTTCTTCGTTTCTCGCAGTTTTGACTCCCAGCTGACGCTTAATAATATTCATGACGATTGAAGGGTTGTACTTATCGTGAATCAACTTTGACGGAACCATGTGCTGGAAAAACTCGTTAGCTACTTCCGTACCTGAGATCACCGTACCAATCGGGAAACAATGCTGGGTACTGAAAAGAATATCGCGTACCAAGAAAGATTTTCCGGTATCCTTCTTACCAATCACGACAATCATTGGGGATTTACGTGAATCTATTTCACATCTGTCTTTCAACATATCAATGTTGAACTTCTTGATCTGGAAGTTCATCTACTTGCTTTAGTGCGTGTACTTTTTAGTTTATGTTTGGGACGCCATAATAATATGGTTAAACGTAAACCATCAGTTGGAAGTGATTTACGAACAAACTCTGTCGCCCTCAGTCTTCAGCGATACGATACGAAGAGCCTTAAAGCTCAGCAGTTTTGGGGTCTGAACCATCTTCAGCCATTTTTTCCTCCTATCCAAAAACTTTTCAAAACCGAAGTCCGAGATTCGCCTCAAGAGTTCGGGTTCAAGGTCAACGATGGTATTGCTTCTATTCAGGACTCTGATCATGTTCGTACCTCGAAAGGAACTGTAGCTGAAGTTCATCGAAAGGTCACAATGCTTCTTTCACCATTCAAGTGGATGCAGGGGGATTACGGAACGACGCTGGGATTACCTACGACCGAAGAAGAATCCGCTGAGATCTGGCGAAAGATTCAAGATCCAAATAATGCCGCATACGTCGGCGCTCTTCTTTCCACCGTTCTAGCCCAATCAAGTTGCCCGAATTTTCCGAAAGTTTACGGCGTTTTTACGGGGGTAGCTGAGAAACATACCATAGATATATCCGACGACTACGCAGACCTTTCCGAACGCTCATGGTTTTCTTCAAATATCGGGAAAACATTTGAGATCAAGTTAACTGATGATATTCAGCATGGAGATTTCAAGCATACTCGTGGAGCTCGAGCAAATGTCCTTTTAGGCGAAGATATGGTTCTTGATGATGTTCAGGAACTTGAGGGTACTCAAGTAGGCCCTACTGAAGCCGCCGAAATGAATAAGATGATGGGTGATGGCGAAGAAGAAGATGATGATGAGTCTGATAGCTCTTCAGTATCTACATCTTATGTATTCGGTCTTAAGTCGTGCGATTGCGAATCAGATGAAGATGAGGATGAAGAGGAAGATGATGATGGTGAACCTTTTGCTTGGGCATCGTTCACGAATGTCCCTGTTCAGGTAACTGTCATGGAGAAGTGTACTGGAACCTTCCATGAACTTTGTTCTCAGTACCCCGATCCGCCAAAACATCTGGCGTGGTTATCTCAGGTCATGTTCGCATTAGCATTTGCCCAGCGTAATTACGGGTTCACCCATAACGATCTCCATTCCAATAATGTCATGTACATTTCTACAGATCGTGATTACCTGTACTACAACTGTGCCGGAACATTCTACAAACTTCCAACCTACGGTTACTTGATTAAGATCATTGACTTTGAGCGTGGAGTTGGGTCAGTGAAAGTTTTAGGCATGAAAGAGCCGAAACTGTTCATGAGCGACCATTTTTCAATTGATGAAGAAGCAGGTGGGCAGTTCAATTTTGAGCCTTGGTACCTTCCCAAGCACCCTGAAATCAAACCGAATCCTTCTTTTGATTTAGTACGTCTAGCCACCTCAATGTTCTGGGACTTATTCCCTGAAGGTCCTAAATGCTTAGATTACCGCGACAATCAGGTATTCAAATTCTTCATGAAATGGTTAACGTTGGACGACAATAACTCTGTCTTATTTGGAAAGAAGGACGATAAGCATGATCGGTATCATGGCTTCTATCTTTACAAGGCGATTACTCGGCTCTGTAAAAATGCAGTTCCACGAACCGAAATTTTATCGTTGAAACCTTATTATTCTACTGATTCACTTCCAGCTGGAGAAGAGTGCTGTGTCATTGAAGCCTAATCAAAAAGTGGGCTTCCCTACGAACATATCCTGAACGTTCGGGATCTCCATCGTCTTAACTACATCTGTAACAACATCCGTTGTGGTCGCAAATACCACACCGGCTGAAATAATGCCTCCAAACAGCGAAAGCTTACCTGCATCTATCCAATCAATTGGCTCACCCTTTGACCGACGTTCAAGAGCGTACACGATAAAGCATACAAGAGCCACTGAAACTGCAGCAATAGGAATCATCATTTATTTTGCGCTCAATCAAAATTTCACATATTTAGAACGAGAGTATCCCCCATCTTTCCCTCGATCTCTTTTAGAGGATCATCTTCTCCCTCTTCCTGCTCTTCAACCGGACCAGGTACGGGCTTGTCCATATCCTCAAACTCGATTTCCGCAACCTCATCTCCCACCTTCAGTTCTCCACGACCATCATCTCCGCTATCAGACCCCGACTCCGACCCCGACTCCGACTCTGGCTCTGCCGCTTCATCTTCAAACTTGACCTGCGTGGATACGGCAGCACCAGCCTTCTTAACTACCGGCTCTTCGGGTGCATGTTCGACGTGAACGGGTAAGGACGCGGACTGAGGTACATCATCATCTTCTGAGAAGTACTTCTTAGCAATCGCCTCCCACGGTAAGAACGAACGAATCACCTGCTCCATACACTCCGTAACAATCTTCTCAATCTCCTGACGGTTACGCGCCTGCTGCTCGGACGAAACACCCACCGTCTTGAAATAGTAAGCCATCTGCCACATCTTACGCGCCGAATGCTTGTACAGCTCATGAATGAACTTCGCGAACGATGGGCGGTCAAAATCAATCTTGAGTTCAGACTGCGATCCACGGTAATGGAGAGACGCAAACGACTTCATGTATGCAATAAATACACCCATAAGAAGATCGTCCATGTACTTGCAGTTCGTGATCTTGAGAATACGCTCAACTTCCGTAGACAGTGTGGCATCCGACCATTCGGGGATGCGCGTCAGCATATTCTGAAACGTACGAAGGACCTGATCTGGCTGACTGTTTCGGTCACATAGTTCCTTAGCCGAATCGTGAATTGACCAAAATCCATCGGATACGGGGCCGACAAGTAACCCCACAAGATGTTCACGTAAATGCTCCTTGGCGAACTCAGTAGACATTTGTTAGATTTATGTACTATAAAACACTACATGAAACGCAAATATCAAAAACGGATTTAATTTGATAAATGTTATGCATCTCATACCAAACCAAGACAAGAACAAACACTCAACATGAGCAAGTTCATTATCACTTCCAACATCAATACGGCGGAGGACATCAAGGCGGCTCGCGATGAGCTGTCCAAGAT